TTGCGTCACGATCCTCGCTGGAGCAGACCGATCGATGGTGGCGATCGGTGCAAAGACAATCTCGTCTGTCTCGATGCGAATCTGAATGTCGGCAGAAGCCCCGAGGCGCATTGACGGAAGCTTCAGCTTATTCATGCTCATACCACCGTATCCCGATCGCACGGCCGCTGACTGCCCCTGAAATGGTGTCCCCGGCCGTCACGGAATAGCTTCCGCCCGCAGAGGTGAAAGCGCCGACCGAAATGCTGGTTGGGCCAGTCACCCACGTACCCACTTTTGTCAGGCTTGGGTGGAAGACATGCAACGCCGGCTTGTAAAGCCCCGTATCGCAGATACTCGGCACCATCTGAGCCGCTGCCTTGGTCCCGAAGCATGTTCCGTAGTACCACTGCACCCCGTCAATGGGGTCCACGTGCTGAGGGACGAATATTTCCCGCTGTCCGAGCTGTTTGTGGGATGCCTGAGTTGCCGGATGTGCAAACAGATAGCAGGTAACACTCCCAGGATCACGCGTAGGAACATCACGAGGAAGATCAGACTCGACCATCACAAAAGACCCAGTCTTTGTGGCGGGGTCAAAAGTACGAATTTTCCCAGTAACCCCGAGAGTTGTCCGGCCAACTCGGTATATCCCAACATCTGACGGCGGGGTTGTGCTTGTCGGGATAAACTGTTCTGCCACTACGCGCTTGCTGGTTCTCATGGAAATATCCGATCAGGCAATCGGCTGAGCATAGATGTCGTGATCATGCACCCTCATCCATTCTTCATTTCGCGCGCTGCGCTTGATCCCAAATTCGCGCTCGAACTCGGCCAGGGCGGAGGCTGCTCTCTTGGCGTCGAATAGGTCAGAGTCCTGAATGCTGTACGCGCGATACAGCATCCACTGCACCAACGACATATGCGTTTCTGGCCTGATTTCCGGTTCGTCGAACTCATCATCCTCCATTGGCTTCTCCGGGAGCCGGCACACTGTCAGCAACAGCGTGTCCGTTGCGGTAGGAGATGGGTAAAGCCGGAGGTGTCCGGCCTGGTAGTCGGTCGCGTAATGCGATGGCGTACCCGATTCAGACTCCCATTGCGCGGAGTGGGCATCGAGGTCGCAAACTCTGACGGGCAACAGTTGATCTGCCCCCGCGCTCATTCGTGCCCGCTTGATGCGGGTTATCCGGTTGTCCAGCTTGACCATCGGATCGCCCGCAGAAACAGGTACTGAGCACATCGGCGCCAAGGATTCAACGAGGAGGTCGCAACGCCGGCACGCTTCGGTCTCTCCTTCGTTGGCGAAGATCGTTGCCAGCGGATCTGATACAAGCGGCGGCAACACCCTATCTCCCGACAATGCCCGATAGGCGCCAATCAACTCTTTGAGCGTCATGGCATCAGGCCCTGCGCGCCTCGGCCAAAACACCTCGTAGCCAAGCCGGCCCCTTCGGGTTAGGGTCTTCAAGTACAGTGAACGGGTACGCCAAGGTGTGATTCGGCCGCATCTGATTGAACTCCTGGATTCCGACCCGCTCGTCCAGCCTTTGCCGGTACGTGGTGCGCTTTGAGCGCGCCAGCGCCTCTACATAGCAACGCCTGACCCACTGCGGCACCCCGCGCAGAAACCGCTGGACGCGACCATTGACCCATGTCTCAACAATCTCGCTGTCCGCTTCGTCGGAAGACTCCAGCACGATCACGTTGATTTTTTCTGCCATGAACCTTTCGATATCGATCTTATCCCCCGTCAAAACAGAGTCGATCACCTCGATAGCTCCCGGGTTCACGCCGATGTCGTCAACACTGAATGCCGGCGTCGCCCCCAGATATTGCTCGGCGGCTTCAGTTCGTCCGCGTGCTCCTGCTGCCATTGTGCTGCCTCCAGTGAATTCAGAAAGAGGCGCCCGAAGGCGCCGCTTTGGGTTGCTTGTCAATTAGCCGTATGCGCGCCAGTAGCAAGTCTTGCTGGCAAGAATAGCCGCGAGCGTCGCGTTCTGCAGGATGCGAAATCCCTTGTCATCAACGACAATAGCAAGCGCAGTCGTATCCAGTGTTCTCGTGCCGGCAGCGATTGTCTTCAGGCACTCCGATGTCGTCATGCCTTCTTGCCACTCAACCTTGATCCGGTCGGTGATGTTCTCCCACTCAACAAAACGCGGCCGGAAGCCTGTCTCGACGCGCGTGTAGTCGGCCGCCGTGATCGCCGTTGCGTCATAAACGATCTTGCCAGCGGCAAAACTGCCAACGGTCGTCTGGTCGTTAGTCACGGTCCGAGTCTGCCCAGCAGTGTTATCAGCCATATCAAATTCCTTTCGTGCTTACTCGGGAACCACAAAAGCGCCCGGGCATTGGTTCAATCAGGTGGATTACGCCAGGTCGCTGACGCCGGCTTCGATGACCGCCAGCCAGCCTTCGTTCAGGATCTTGCAGGCGAAGTAGAACTTGGCGCCGACAAACCCACGCTGGCCAAGCGGGTCAGACTTCGACTTTTCACCAGGCGGAATCCACGTCGGGTCCATCGCGTTGTCCCCGCGCAAGGCCAGTTGGCCCCACGCATCTTCCCCGCAAATGATGAACGGATAGACATCCACCTTGGTGCCGGACGAATAGAGTCCGGTAGAGCCCGTCAGAGCGCCCGAGTCGGTATACGGGGCAAGCTCAGGCGACGTGATGAATCGGAAGTTCTCGACGCTGCCGATTTCGTTTTCGTTGACCACCTTGCGCTGTCCGTACTCGCTGACATGAACAAATCCCGCCAGGTCGCGCACGTCAGCCTCGCCGTCGGTATGAACGAAGACGAGATACGAAGACTCAACCGGAAGCGTTCCGATGTTGATTGACGGCGCCAAAATGCCGGTGATCTTCTTCGCGTGGTTCGCCTGAAGGGTGCGCGACGCCTTGCGAAGCACCTTGAGCGTCAGTTTCTCGTCGACCGTGCCACGCGTCGTGCCGCCGCTGTAGAAAACGTTGGTCCCTGCCTTTACGATTCCATAGCGCACCATCTCGCGAATCAGGCCAACGCGCTCGCCACACTGCTTTTTCTGTTCTGCAGGAACGTCTTCCTCATACAGGTCGTTGGCCTGGTCACTGAGCTGATACAGGCATCCGTACTGCGACAGGCTGACCTCGACATCATCCGGGACGAGCGTATCTGCCGTAGGCGCCGTTCCTTCCGTCAGGAGGTGCGCCGTAGCATCGACAATCGGCCGGTTCTTGGTGTTTTCGTTGGTCGCAAGCGCGCCGAACGGGCGGTAACGACGCATTGAAACGGTTTTTCCTTTGTTCTTCGGAACGGACTTTTGCATTCCGGTAATGCCGAGGACTTCGATGGGGATTGAATGGGCGAGTATTTCGCCCTTGAGTTTGCCAATCCGTTGTTGTGGAGAGGCGAGAGTAAATGCCGACATTGGTTAGTGCCTCGCTGAGTAATTGCCCGGATTACGAACTGAATCGAACCCGGCCTGCATTGCATCCATTTCGGTCGCAGCGTGATGCACCCTTGACGATCTGCTGTCCGGGGTCAATGCTGCTTCCAGCCTAGTTTTGCTTTTTGTGGTGCGCTCCGTAGCGGCCTTGCGCGCTGCCTCGAACTTGTCAATCACCTGAGAGAACACAGACGTATCCCACGTCGTGTTGTATGTCTCACGTAAATCTTCGGGCTGCGTCTCGAGCCACTTCTGGAAATCCCCAGAAGCTATGGTTTCACGCCATTTCGGGCGCGTTGCATCCATGACTGCCAGCGCGACGGTTTGGTTGATCACCGTTGGATCAACCTGCGTCTGCTGCTGACCAGCGCTCTGCTGGTACTGCTGCAGAACTTCTTGCGCGATCTTCCTGGCCTTCCGCTCTACGGCCGGAGAAAACTCCGGGAACATGTCTTCTATTTCGCTGAGGTCGACATCTGCTTCTTCGGCGCCGGAATCGGTATTGGCGGACGCTGTCGGCGCCGGCCGTTGTTGATTGGTTGCCAGTTGCTGCAGAGTACGGTTCAACTCGCCGATCTTGCCGTGAGCCTTTGAAAGTTGGTCCTCGATTGCACCAATCTTGGAAGCACGTTCCAGCAGAGATCTGATTTCGCTTTCGGTCAGCCCGGCGAATTTAGCCTCTTCTTCCGGCTTGTCGCCCTCGTCGGCTTGATCATTCTCATCAACGGCGTTGGTTTCTGCATCAGCAGGCGGAGAAGCTTCCTCATGCTCTGCGCCGGGATTGCGAACGCTATCGAAACCGGCCAGCATGGCCGCGCTTTCCTGTTCCTGATTAACTCGTTCTTCAGCTTCAGTCGTCATGTTTGCACCACAAAAACAGGCGAATCACGCCTGGTCGTCCTACTAAGCGGAGGGGTTGCTACTACTCGTCCGCCACTATCTCCGGGGCTGTTTCCAGCGCCAGAATTTCCTTCAATGCTGCAATTGATCCTCGCAGCGATGCGGTCTGCTCTGCCGAAAGGGCGCCATCATTCCGGCGCCTCAACTGGTCTATCCGACTCTCTGCGTACTGTCGAACAGCAAACCATGATTGATTATTGAAATCAATTTCGAGCTTTTTCACCCAACCCCCCCGGTCTCAATTCCTGCGTTCATGCCGGCGCCTGGATTCGGCGGCAGGTTCGGGGATGTGTTCGTTGGCATGGCCGCCGGCTGAACCACTGGCGACATGCTGGGGATGGCCGGAGACTGATCCGCATCGACAAATCCTGCGGACTTCGCGATCTGATCGGCCGGCACAGAGATTGCCGGGTTCATGGCGATTTGATTCGCGGCGGATACTGCCGAAAACAGCCCCTCTGTGTTCCGCGTGAAGGCGTTTGCGTCGGCATTGCGCGCCTGCGCCTGCAGGAGCTTCGCTTTGGCTTCCTCGACCGGGTTGCGGTTGTCCTGCAGCATCGCCAGCTTCTCCAGGTCGTACCTGATCCGCTTCGGGTCGTATCGCTGTCCCTTCAGAAGCTCGGACATCAGCTTTGCCGGGTCGACCTCGTATGCCGGGTCCTTCGCGACCGACAACAGGGTGAGCAGGAACTGCTGCTGCGCATCGCGTTCGACCAGCGCGGAGCTTGCCCTGACATCGATCTGGAAATCTCCCTTGATTTCCTCGCGCTCGGAGTGTTGCATCATCCACTCGTAGTAGCGCGTGATATGTGGCTCGGTGACGTAATCGTCGAAGCGTTTTGCCAGCCGGCGCAGCACAGAACTCGCGTTGTTGTTCTGCATCTGCATGCCGCCGAGCGTCTCAGGCGCGTCGCCACGGATACCTTGGAGCATCGCAGGCATTCCTGTGGCGTCCTCTGCACGCCTCATTGCCCACTCGATGATGTTCATCGTCTCGCCCTGGATTGACGGCGGCACGAACGCGAAAAACGCCCCGCGCACGTCTGTCACCCCTTCTTCCGCGCGCCATAGCTTGCGACCGGTGATCGCCCACTTGCTGTCTGCCGGGGTGATTCCGTTGCCGATGACGATCTGCGGCCCTACTGTGAGGCCAGAGTTGTCCATCATGGCTCGCAGCGCTCCGTTGAGAATTCGCTGCACAGTGCGAATCTTGCGAGAAACGCCAGTACCCCAAGGAAGCCCGGAACGACGTTGCCACGCCAGAACATCGTAGGGAAATCGCCCGGAATCGAGCACATTGAGCGTGCATTTGATGAGTCGATCGTTGAGCAGCACTGCCATCGCAGATGCCTTTGGCGTCTCATCCTCGACAGACACACCGACCGTCTGCAAGTCGTCCGCGTCGCACGTGCCGTAGAATATCCACAGCTCGAATTGATCCCTGCTGCGCACCGTCCGGCCGTCAGCGGGCTGCGGCGCTTCTGATGCCGTTTTCGGGCCCTCCTTCAGTGCCGCGAGGATTGCCGCCTTATCGTAGCCAGGCATGCCGACCATATCGGCCACCTGCCTGGAACTCAGATACTCGCGCTCCCACGTGTAGCTGCCGTTATGCACGGACTCGCCGCACGAACCGTCCGGGTAGAAATCCCACGGGTCGATGCGCCGCGATCCTGGCTTGATCTCCGTGACACTGACGCTCGCCACTGACCCATTCTCTCGGCGCACTAGCCTCGTGGTCCGTTTGACAGGGTATGGGCCTTTGAGCACCCCGCTGCCGATCCTGGCCGAGTCCTCGATCACCACACGTACCTCGCCGTGCCAGTTGCTCTCGACGAGGCAGTCATCGATCTCTGACTGCATTTCCTCGGCAGACTCTTTCGCCTGCTCGATGACCGCCTCAATCCCATCCTCGCCACCGATTTCTGCCAGGTCGAACGGCGACAACCGTGGAATCGGAGTCGGCTTGATGATCCATGCGCGGTCATCCGTCGGCAGAAGCATGTCCGACACTCTCGCGCCGGCCGCATCGACATACGGGGCCGTGATATTCAGGAACACCACACTGCGCCCGCCGCCGTTGTCACGTGGGGCACTATCGTTCGTCGCCCACCGCTTGCCTGGGCTTGAATACGTGGCCTGATACTGCCTATTCGCGTCGTCGATGCCGTTGTAGTGCTCGTCGTCTTCTTGCCACTCCTCTTCAATGCCGGACGCTTGGCGCGCCGTAATGGCCTCTTTTCGCTTTGCCAGCAGCGAAATCAGAAAAGAAGACCGCTCTGGCTCTTGCAGCTCTTGCTCTTGATCCATTGATCAGTACCCTATCTCTGCGTCGAGCGGTTCCCATGCGGCAACGGAGGCCGTGTGCTGTACAGGCTGCACGATCGCTTTCCTGCGCATCATCAATCCGTACCGAGTTGCGCTCATCAGATCGTCTCGAACTTTCACGACTCGCCCGTCTTTCCGGTGATACAGCCGAAACTCCTGCAGCCAGTCGTCCAGTCCTGCGAACACTTTCATCCTCCCGGTTTGCATCCGGTCTAGCATTTCCATCAGCCCGGC